CGTGTCGTTAAGACTGAGCATGGTCTTGGTCGGGTGCCCCCAGATGCTGTTGACGCACATCTGAATGGTCGACTTGCCTACCCCGGATGCCGGATTGGTCAGATGGAGCAGGGCGCTTCCGATGTTGAGCATGGCGTACAGCGGTGCACCGAACCCAAGAAACAGAGCAAACCCTCGCACCTCATTGCCCGGATTATTGTAGGTGTTGATGACCTCCTTCCACTTGTCTAGCGACCCTTCCTTGTTGTAGTAGGTGTAGAGCGTCTCAAGGTTCTTGCACACCGGAGAGAATTCGATCTGACCTTGTTGGTTGATCTCACGCTTGCCGATCAGGAACTTTGTTTTCTCGTCGTGCCATCCGAAACTGTCCCGAGCCTTGAGTTGGTTTCTCTTGGTCTGGTCGTACTCCATGAAGGCATTCATGTAGTTGATAAGAAGCTTCCCCTTCGTGCCCACCACATGGATACTGTGCGACTGGAGATAGGAAAGAATCAGGTCTTGCTTGGCCAGCCACGCCGCCGGCACCACGAGTTCTTTCAGCCCATCATTCGGAGTGAGGTGCATCCAATGCCCTACAGCGCCACCACCTTTGCCAGACTCGGAGTGCAGATCCTCGACGCGCCGATGAAGCCAGAAATCTCTCTGGTAAATGATGGTGTCCTGTATCTCCTCTTCCTCGTCGGTCTTCTTTAGCTTCTTGTCTGTCAGGACGCCACGATAGATCACACCACCGGCCTTGGATCGGAAATAGGGAGGCGGATAGTCGTCGGGAATGGTGATGGTGATTGTGCCCCCAATGTCCTCGGCATGAGCCTCAATGATGTTGTCCTCTGGGGTGGCCTCTGCATAAATCTGACTAAGCTGTAGGGGTGATGCCATAGGAGTCGCCTTGTTCGCATGCTCACAATGCTGGCATGGATCGGGGTCCTCCCCTCTGAAATACGAGCAGGTCGTTGGAAACCCCTTGCGTTCGAATAGCTTTTTGACGGTCGCGTCGTAGTCGTACCGCTCCTCGTCCTTCTCTGATATCTCCACCGCCCAATCAATCTTCTCGTCGTCGGTCCCATCGCACTCCATGATGACACCCAGTACGCCCTTCCATACTGGCTCAGCGGTCCCCGGCTGATCCTCCATAGCGCGTCGAATCTGTTCGCACCCTTTGCTCTGCGCGATCTCGATGGACTCCATCTGATCTGTTTCGCGGTTCTTATGCTGAGTCTTTACGGTATACGTCTGAAGGCTACGTTGCAGAATATGGGGCCAGCTTCGAATGGTGGCTTCGCGCAAAATCTTCCGTATGCCCTGTAGGTCCCCTGACCCATCCGGGGGTGGGTTGTCGAGAAAGGTCTCCGTCTTCTTGAGCTTGATGAGAGCCGAGAAGTCCTCCACGCGCATGGGGCTAGGCGGCACAGCCAGTCGGACGGGTTTTGAAGCTCCGAACTTGTAATTGTTCGTGCCCGGCACTCGCAACAGGCGCACTACGTCATGGGTACACCCGGCGTCTAATATCAGTCCGTGCTCACGCGCTAACTTAACGAATGCCTTAGATAGCTCTGTCTTCTCGTTGTATGAAATGTCTCTATCAAAGACGTAGTAGCAATGGATTCCATATCCTGACAGAACAACGGCAGGTTTCGGTAGACCAGTATCTCGTAGAAACTTGAACAGCTCGGTTCTAGCTGTGTCAAAAGACGTGTATTTCTTGGGGTGTGGCTCGGCCTGTACGTCGAGTTCAAATTGAACGACGCGAGAAGCACAATAATTCTTAAGTTCTTTCTTGTCATTGGCGCCTCGCATAGATGCCGTACTAAAGTACGTATCGAGTCCATCAGCAGAAAGTTCGTTAGCGAAGGTAAGAGCTTCGTCTATATCTAAAAAATTTCCGTACTTGTTAGCAAGCGGTGGATTGGCGTTCCCTCCCAGTCCTTGAATGTGAATATATCCTTGTTGTGGACACACGAGGTCCATGAATTCTTTTTGCATAGCGACACCGCGAGGAAGGGGCACCCAGAGGATGCCCCGGTACAAAGCCAGTTATACGATCTAACTAGGGCGCTTTATACGTCCTCGCCCCACTCGTCGAGCAATGCGGCGGCTTGCGCCATAGACCCAGAAGCGGCAGGAGCCGGAGCGGGGGCCGGAGCCGGTTCAGCGACGACAGGAGCTGGGGCAGGTGCAGCAGCAACTGGAGCAGCAGGACGGCTAGTCCGAGTACGAGCAGGGGGAGCAGAAGGAGTGGGCTGAGCAGCAGGAGCAGCAGTAGAGTCATCGCTAGGCTTGCGATAATTAAAGACAAGAGCATTCTTAGCCTCTTCGGATTCACTCTTCTGAACGACAGTACGCAGGTTTTCGTTGGCAACCCAGTCGACCCCGGAGAACCACAGAAGCGGAGTCGCAGAGTCGGTGTCGAAGCTGATGCGAGTGACCACTCGGCGCGGATCTACTTTTCTGCCATCCAGATACGTTGAGTACCCGAGGAGGCCACCGCGTTCCGAATTCTGGTCGTACTTGGTGAACAGAGACTGTGCCGGGATGGTCATCTCGAACACGTCCCCACCCTCGATATTGTTGGCTAACACGACAGCAATGTTTGCCTTGGTCTGGCAAGCCTTGGTTGTGCCCGTACCTGATCCGGCGATATTCTGAGCGCACTTGGCGCACGAAGAGGCCTGTGGGAAAGCTGAGTTCTCGTGAGGGGCCTTGTTGTCGTTGGACCAGCAGTCAGGAGGAGAGGTGTCCTTCGGATCGTAAGCCTTTGCATAATACTGGCGCAGGAAGTTCTCGGATGCACCCAGAATCACCACGTCGATGTGCCCTTCCTTGGACCCGATTTCTTCGCCATTGATCTGCATACGGAAGCGATTGCCCCGAATAGAGATACGTTTGGATGACCCACCAGAGTTACGAGCGAGATTAAAAAGGGAGCTGTTACCCAATACACCAGCGAGATCCTCCGGTACAGCAGGAACGCCAGCGGGACCAGAAAAGATTGTTAGATTTGACATACTATACTCTCTTGTAAGTTGTAAGACTTTGGTGAAGACGATCTACGTCTTCTATCTTGAACAGGACACGTCCTGTTATGGGATTCTTGTACTTGGTCAAATGACCCTTTTCAATCATATACGTTAACTTGTTTTTTGACGTACCAAGATAAGCGCATACTTCTTTGAATGTTAAAGACGGGGGACTCTCGGTGGAGGGCCGATGATTATCGGCCCCGAGTTCTTCCTCGTCAATGAACTCCTTACTCATTAGGACCCCTGTGCTCTCCGCACGGTGATTGCGTAAGATGAGTCAAGGCTGAGGCCCATCGGCTCCTTGTCAGGATTCTCCTCAAGGAACTTTTTGATGTTGCCCTGATGGATTCTCTGCTCAAGCAGATAGGGCGCGTCCTCGGTCTTGATAAAGTCGTACATGGACTGCCAGTCAGTCGTCCAGTAGCGGGTCTTGACCGTTCGGGTTGCGGTGCCGAACTGGGTCTTGATGCTGTCCCCACCTGCGCTCTTTAGAATTTCAAGCAGGGCATTCTGGAAGGTGTTCTGCTTTTCCAGCAGTTCTGCATCTGCGAGATCATACTGCTTCTTCAACTCCGCTCTCTTGTCGCGGACCTTGATATAGGCTGAGACAAGTCTCTCAGCGGTCACTTCTGCCATTGTCTTCTCCGGTAAAGGGGCGGCACCCGCCCATGGACAAATAGTACCATAAAGATGAAACGTGTCAAGCTTATCCTTCAAGTACCTCTTTGTACAGACTTAGCAGGTCGTCTTGGTTGTCCACGTTGCTCTGCAACTGCTTGTAACGCTTAGACTCCACTGGGCTTCCGACAAGGTGATAAATCGTACAGGGATTCTTCTGCCCATTGCGGTGTATGCGGTCATTGGCCTGTAGGTAGGTCTCGGCGCTGAGTGTGGGGTTGTACCAGATCACCGTATCGGCCCTGTGCAGAGTCACACCGTGGGACGCCGCCCTTGGTTGAATGACAAGGACCTTGGGGTTGTTTGTTTTCTGGAATCGCTCGATGATCTCGGCGCGCCGGTTGCCGGACGTGGCCCCACCGATGCAGTCATAGGTCACGCCCTCTTGGATCAGCCTGTCTGTGATGACTTGGACCGAGTGCTTGAAGGTGGCGAAGATCAGCACCTTGTGAGAGGAGCTGTGCACGATGTTCATCATTTCATCTAGCCGACCCTTGGCATCGAACGTCACCACTCCACCGTCACTCATGTAGCAGGACCCGGAGGCGATCTGTAGGAGCTTGTTAAGCAGGACCCCGGCATTAACCGCAGTCACCTCGCCAGAGGCTAGGCTCAGCATGTTCTCTCTACGCATCTTCTCGTAGTACATGCCTTGTTCCTTGGTCATTTCCACTTCAATGGTGACGTAGGTTTTCTCGGGCAGATCGAGGCATTGCTCCTTGGTGAATCGAATAGCCGGCTGGAGGATATTGTGAACAATAGCCGTGGCCTCTGGCTTGGGTATCCACTTGAAGGTCGACACCTTGTCCATAATCATGGTCTTGAATGCCGTCACAGACTTCGGCACGGTCTCGGAGCGACATATTCTGGCAATGCCGTAGGCATCCATCGGGGACTGAGCGATCGGCGTCCCTGTCATCATCCACACCCATGTGTTCGGACCTACCAAAGACCGGATGGCCTTGGCCCTGTGCGTGTTGTCGTTCTTCACATAGGTGGCCTCGTCGCAGATGATGAGGTCGAACCCGCCGTTCTGAAGCTCCTTTTTCATAGTCACCACGGCATCGTAGTTGATGACCACGTACTTGGCGTTGGACGTGATGACCTTGATGCGTTGCTCTCTCGTACCGATGGCTACGTCGGTGTGAACTCCCATGAGGATCTGGCTCATGTCGTTGAGCCACGCGGCCTTGACCACCGATAGGGGGCAGACGATGAGTACCCGATTGATCTTTCTGTTCTGAAGCAACCAATGACTTGCCCAGATTGCGGACGCAGTTTTCCCTGTGCCCTGTTCGTTGAACAGATAACACCTTCTGTGCATGGTCAGGAACTCAGCGGTGGTCCGCTGATGCTCCATGGGGCTAAAGGTCCCCGGCCATGCGTAGTTCCTGAGGATCGGTGATGGAGTCGCCGTTGAGTGGAACCCCATATTTCTTAGGACTCTAGCGTTGTCCAGTGTCCATCTAACGGCTACGCCGTTTTCTACTCTAAAGGCTTGGTCCTGAAAGATTCTCAGGACCTCGCTAATCTTCTCCGGCTCGCCCTTTACGACTAGGGCTTTGTTCTGAATGATCTCAGGCTTTAAATACGCGCTTACCTCTTGAGCCAGCATCTACCTTACTCTTTGGTTTATG